GTAGCTCTTCCGGTATAGGAGATAGATGTTTTTCATCCTGTGTATCTAACACATATCCAAACGGTATAGTGCTAGTCTTTCTTCTTATTTTACCATCGGCTAGTTTCACGAAATAAATCTCCTTGTTCTGGTGGTGTATCTTTAGTTTCATTTAGTTCATCAATTGCATCTATCTTGTCTTGGTTACATGCAATCTCACCTATCCACTTATCCATTTCTGCTGTAAGATCAGAATGTTCTCCAATGCCCACAGCAGAATGTAATAATACATCAAGATTAGCTTTAGCTATATCTATATTAGCTTCATACTTTTTTCTTAATGCAAGTAATCTCATAGATTAACCCTTCTTTTCACCTACAAAAAAACCAATAGCACCTGCACAACCACAGCAAATCATAACTACACTCTGCCATAGATCGTTTGGTACCATTATGCCTAACATAGCAAATACACCACTAAGTGCTGCATAAGATGAAGGTTCTTTAAATCTATTCATTAGTTCAACCATTATTATCTTCTCCTTGGTTAATAGTCATACATGCACAAGGATTATCCTCTGTACACGTACAATTTTCGCAGTCGCAATTTTCACATTGACAGGAGTTACCTTTTTTAGCGTATGCAGTATCATATTTATCGTAGTTTTCTGTACCCACTGAAATAGTCACTCCCTATTGACCAGCTAAAGGATTATCAAGAGCTCTTTGTAACATAGTTCTTAATCTTTCCTCTAAGTCTTTAAGTTTTGTGTCAATTACTTCTGCTCTACGGTTTGCATCTGATTCTATAGCAGTTCTTTTGCCGTCAAATCTGTCAGATGCATGGTCAATCAGATCTCTCATATCTTTTTCTATACTTCTCAGT